GACAAAATCCAGAAAGACATTGAATCACTTGAGGCAGACGCGCAGCGCATGGAAGCATTCGAGGCGCGCGACGCTGAATCTCGTAGCTTCACCAGGTCCCCGCGCCCCGGCACTGTGAACAGTGGCAACGGATACGGTGCAGAAGAAGAGCGCAGCCGGGTCAGCAAGGCGTTCCAGCAGTATGCGCTCCGTGGCAGCCGTCACGCTGTGGATGCGGAGTACCGCGATCTGTTGACCACTTCCGACACGACGGGCGGCGCTTTGATCCCGCAGATGTTCAGCGGCATCCTGGTCGATGCCCTGAAGTTCTACGGTCCCATCGCTGACCGTGTGAGCAAGAAGGTCACCGACAACAAAGGTGTCCCGATGAAGTGTCATACGACAACGACACGGCCAACGGCCTGACGTTGCTTGGCACCGAAGGTTCCAGCTCCCCCGCTGAGACCGATCCGGCTTTCCTGTCGCAAATCCTAGGCGTCGATACTGTGACCGGAGGTTTGGTTAAGGTCTCCTTCCAGGAACTCGAAGACAGCTCCTTTGATCTGGACGCGTTCATTCGCTCGAAATTTTCCATCCGCTATGCGCGCGGTCTTGAACGTGCCGTGACGCTGGGTGTTGATTCAGCTTCCACGACTCTTCCGAACCAGCCCAGCGGCGGACTGGTGGCCTCTGCGCATGTTGGGCAGACTACCGCGTCTCTCGCGGCTGGCATCGGGTGGGACGATCTGACCGCAACCTTTGCGTCGATTGATCCGGCCTACAGCATCCCGGGTAAAGCGTCATGGACGATGAACTCGACCACGCGCGCCTACCTGCTCGGCCTGAAGGATGGATTCGGTCGTCCATATTTCACGCCTGATCCGACTCTTGACAATCCGATGGGCAAGCTGTTGGGCTACGATATCGTGCTCAACCAGTCGATGCCGAACATGGGTGCGAGCGCGAAACCGATCCTCTTCGGTGACTTGGAACAGGCCTACCTCCTGCGCACCGATGGTCAGCCTTCCATCCTGCGGCTGAACGAACGGTATGCGGACACTCTGGAGGTGGGTTTCTATCTCTGGAGCAGGATCGGCGGTCTGTATCTCGGCCAGTCGAGTGTCTAACGGTTGTGGCGCTTCAGCAGGCCAGCAGCTAATCCACTGCACCACATTCAATCACTGCCGCCCCGGCGTCGAATCCCGACGTTCGGGGCGCTTTTATTTGTTCCTCGAAAGGTTACAAATTGGCAAAACATCCGATCCGTAAACTCTCACTCCCCGGTGTGAAGCGGTTCCCCGTCGATGGCTATTCGATCACCGTTGACCGCGCTGATGCCTCTCGCGTCGAAGCGATCCTGCCCCGCATCCGCGCAGTGGAGATGGCTCCGGGAAATCCCCGTACTGTCGTCTTCCTCGTTAACCAGGGTCCAAGCGATGACCGGCCCGCCTGGCAGCCACTGAGCAACTACATTGTCGAAGCGTCGATGACCGAGGCGTGGGTGCTGCGCAATCGCGCCGACGTTGGCGACTACCGCAAGGCGAATCTGAGGCGCGGCGCGTGAGCTACGTTCCCAAACCGCGCAATAAGCCGGACACTCGTCCTCGCCACCTGTACCTTGACGAGACCCCGGAACTTTTGGTCCGGCTGACAACCGACGTGGGCCTTCTGCCGAAAGGCTACGCCATCGAACTCCCCCGGTTCGAGAGTCTGCGCCTCATCCGCAGGGGATTGGCTTGCGCGGTCGCTGTAGGAGACTTTCGGACCCTCCCTGACCTCACGCTGACTGAGGAAGAGTGCGGAGAGGCGGCGGGGATCGCGTGAACGAACCACAACCCCGTCTCCTCTATGACCGCAAGAGTGCTGCCCAGCAGTTATCCGTTTCAGTCGCCACTCTGGATCGACTGGTCGCTAACAAGTGCATCACGGCGCGGCGGATCGGCGGACGCGTTCTCATTCCCTACGGTGAACTCAAGCGATTCGCCCGGGCGGATCATTTCTCGGTGCAGGCATCCTGCGCGTGATGCGCCTGCACCTGACTTGACTAATTACACCAGTCTGGAGCATCCTGCGTTCATGCCGAAGAAAAAAGTAGAGAAGGTTAGAGGCGTCTACGAAAAGGTTCCCGGCTCCGGCATTTGGTGGTGCCGCTACGCCGACTCACGCGGCAGGCTGCACCGTGAGAAGGTGGGCAGACGCGCTGATGCAATCGACCTCTACAACAAACGGCGCACCGAGGCTCTACAGCGCAAGAAGCTGCCTGAGCGATTCCGCGCCAAAGGCATAACCTTCCGCACACTCTGCGCCGATGCCCTGGAGCACTCACGGGCGACGAACACAGAGAAGAGCACCTATGAGCTGGAACTGAAGATCAACGAACTGCTGCCCATCTTCGGAGACATGAGAGCTGAGGATATCACCAAGCAGGAAATCGTCCGCTGGCTCTCGACCGAGTCTGAGAAGCGGAAGTGGAAGGCGTCCAGCCGCAACCGATGGCAGGCTGCCTTCTCGCTGATCTTCCGCGTCGGTGTGGACAATGAAAAGATCACTGCGAACCCCGCAGCACGTATCCGGCGCAAGACCGAGAACAATGGCCGCGTCCGCTTCCTGTCCGATGATGAGTTCAGAAAGCTGAAGGGTGCGATTGAGGAATGCGGGAACCGCCTCCATGCTGCCTTCGATCTTTCGATCCACACCGGGATGAGAGCGAGCGAACAGTTCTCTCTGAAATGGGGACAGATTGACCTTGAGCGCAAGCAGATTCATCTGCCCAGGACGAAGAACGGAAAGCCGCGTCACATCCCTCTGAACGTCTCGGCTGTCTCTGCGCTGGAAACTCTGAAGCAGTTCGCCAAAACCACGGCTATGAATGCGGCGGTGTTTCCGAACGCGGAAGGTGAGTCAGTGCAGGGACCGCGCGGATGGTTCAAGCGTGCCGTGGATCGGGCGGGCATCCATGACTACACGTGGCATTGCAACCGGCACACCTTCGCCAGTAAACTCGTCATGGCCGGTGTTGATCTTCGCACCGTGGGGGAACTCTTGGGTCACAAATCCGCGCAGATGACTCTTCGCTATGCGCACCTTGCGCCATCGCATACGGCGTCGGCTGTGGACCGGCTGACTTTCCCCTCGCTACTGGCACCAGAACTGACACCGGCAGATTATGGCGACTGATCAGCGACCGTAAATAGTTGAAAACAAAGCGGAGAGGTGGCAGAGCCCGGTTGAATGCACCTGACTCGAAATCAGGCATACTCGTGAGGGTATCGGGGGTTCGAATCCCTCCCTCTCCGCCATAATTCCTTATAAATTATTTGTTTTGTTGATGATGGGACTCAGATGCGAGTCCCTTGTCAGGCCAAAAAACTGAACAAACCTTAAAACTGCACACTTTTGGGCTGGATCAGGATCGCCGCGCCGGAGTTCTCTTCGAGGATGAAGGCTGCCTCTTCGATGGTCTCCACGACGGTGGGTTCAGTGTTTGCGTTGGGTTCGGTAGTGGTGGCAGACAGTGGTGCAGACGTGCTGGTGCTCATTCGTTCTCCGTTCTGAATTTGTAACTGATATGAGCACATATTAGCGCCGGGAATCCGCAAAGTCACTCCCACAATCGGGCGACGAAGAGAAGGAGGCCGCACGGATCGTGCGACTTCTCCCTGGGAGAGCGAGGGGAAAACGACGTTTCCTCTCGCCACCTCCCGCGCGCTACTTCAGACTGTTACCAGAAGACTGTTACAGAATTCGTCGTAGGATCGAACCTGTGTCTCCAGCTTCGCGGCCCGTGCAATCTCGCGAAGGCACTTCTGTTGCATTCCGTTGCCCTCAGCCGAGATGAACTGGTCGCAATATGGTAAGTAGATCGCCATGAACAGATCGACCCGCCCCGCTGTGTACTTCTCCCGCTTGTGGCGGTCAGCCAGAGAGCGGTCGAACCAAACGAGGATAAAGGAATAAACGACGGCGCGGAACGGAGGACACTTCGCCATGAAGTCGCGGACGGTTGCCTCGGAAGTGTCGCCGGTCGCAACACGACCGTAGAGACCTTGACCAATGCCCGAGACCAAGCCGCCTTCCGCCTCCACCATGGGAAGAATTTCGTCGAACGCCGTCGGCGCAGACTCCCCATGACGTTCGATAATCTCCTCCAGCTTGGGTCGAAGATTAGACCACGGCTGCTCGAACTCCTTCTTCGCGTCCATCAAGTGGTCCCGCTGGTCTGCCGCCAGTTTATCGTCCGCAATTAGTTCTCCCCTGCTAATCTCGCGACCGTATTCGGGAGCGGTGACGTTCACCCTCTTCCAGTCGAAGCCGGTGGGGTTGTCCTCGTATGCAGCGATGAGTCGCCGCAGCATTTCGTTCTGGGGCATGAGACAGTCGCTGGGTCCGGCTTGCAGCCGACTGGCGAAAGCCACGACCTCCGCCCGCTTCGATGCGTCGGGGGTTGCTAAAAGTTCCTCGATGCTCAATCCTGCGATCCTGACGAAATAACCTACCTTCAGTGCAGCGAAGAAATCGTCTGAAGCAGCGCCATCCCTGTGCATCCGGTTGTGAACGCTGGTGTCGAAAGCTACCACTGGTCGATTACCAATCACGGTTCGGTACCTCTTCTGGCCCGAAGTCCTCGTAAATTAGGCCATTGTAATGCTACCACCGTGGACACCTCACATTCCGACCCAATTCTGCACAGGGGTCAGCGGGTGTAGACTTCACTCCACAGAAAGGGATCGGGGATGGAAAGGAACATCGCGAGGGAACGCAAGCAGCAAGAGGTCATCGACTGGTTTGGCAAAATGCTCGAATGCGTGGAATTGCTGCCACCGGACGAGCGCACAGCCTTTGACAAGTGGGACGGTGAGCGAACCGCCGAAACCGGTACCTCGGAGTGGCCAGGCTTTGCAAAATACCTCCCGCCACGTCCGGGGACAAATGCGAGCGAGAACTAGCGCGATGGCAGCGGCCAACAAACCGGAAGGTGAGTACAGCACGCTTGAGGGAAGCATTCTTGAGCATCTGTACGACAATCCAGACGCAGAGTTCGGAACCCTGAGCCTTATCGGTGCGCTGAAACCGTTTCGTCCGGCTGATCTTCCACCAGGCGACGAAGAACGCACGAAGCAGGTACAGCAAGACTTCGACGCGTTCCAGTATGCGGTGGAGACTCTTATCGCTAATCGCGTGGTCACCGGAAAACGGGTAAAACATGCGGGACGCGTTCAATTTGTTCAGCTAGAGCTGACGCAGAAGGGCATGGCCGAAGCGATCAAACAAAAGCGCAGTCCTGTGTTTGTTCTTCGTTCGATCCTCAACAGGGCTGATGAGGAATCGGAGTCCAAAGACTAATCCGGCTTCGCTGCCCAGTTCCTCGTCAGGTACCAGCTCCGTTTAAAGTGATTCGTCACGTTGCCGTCGTGCAGCCCGCGTGCCTTCCACTTTGTCTCCCGCTCTGGGAGGTACCGGAGGTGGAAGAACTTCGACCACTGCACCTTCGACTTCATCGGGTGGTCGTCAGGGATCACCACATCTTCTTCCATCTCGACTTCCCAGTGAGGCTCGTGAATCTCGATTCCCATCCACCGTCGCGCCGCGCGTGCGATGGCGCGCTGTGGAGTCTCGACGTTCAGATCGAATGGGCCGGAGCCGATGGTGATTGGGTGGCCTTCCGGGGTGGTCGCATTGCGAGGGCCGAAGACCATAGCGAATGCACACGCGACTACATGGCCTTCGGGGAACTGCTGCTGATGTTCCATCGCCGCGCGTATCTCTTGCCGGATCGCTAGCGGATTACGCGGGTGTGGTCGCATGTTCGTATTCCTCCTCTGTCAGCGTGATGTCCGCCGTCTGCGCCTTGTACGCGCCTACTGGCTGCGCTTTCCTGCGAGCGATTAACCGGATCGCTTCCTCATGGGCGACGAGAACCACAAACCCAGCGGGGAGCAGTCCCACGTCCTCAGTCAGCCGGATGTGCATGGGTGGGGCAGGCTTCGACATGCCGATGCGTCGCCGGGGAGTCCGGCTGTCTCTGGGAACCTTCAGGCGCATAGCGTCTTGCTCTCCTGAGCGTTACATTTGCGATTCTTCCGGCACGACTGACACATCCACCCGTCTCCGGTGTCATGTACACCCGCAACATCCTTGCGGCACTCTGCGCAGACGTAACTCGACGCGTAGCCGCCACTGGCGAGGGGAACCCATCTGGGGTTAGGCCGTTCGGTGGCGAATCTGCGCAGCGGACCACTGGGCCACATCTCTCGAATCTGGATCATGCACGCCTCAAATTGGCCTTGCGGTGATCGCCCGGATCGGTGCGGTCGCGCAGTACCCAGTACTCCGCAACGGAGCCGCACGCGATGAACGCGGGCAGCGGTTGATATGCGGGTTTGTTCTGCGTCCCGTGATTGACGAGGAACACCACGTTGCGCGGCGTCACCTCTACAGCGGTCATGCCGGGGATGAGTGACCGGACGCGGGAGAGGTCTTCAGCGTCCACCGTCACGACGTGCCCCTGCACCTCGAACTGCTTTGGTTTGCGAATTGCCATCTTTGCTCCAATAAGTGAAAGCGCGTCCACCGCCGTGATTGGCAGCAGACGCGCTGAGGGAACAGGTTGTGCGGCGATTAGCTCGCAGCGATTTTCAGCTTCACCACCGGGTTCACACCGGACTGGCCGAGGTACAGGCCACCGATGCGGGACCACATGTAGAAGCCGACTTCGAGGGTGTCCGCGTAACGCTCGTTCAGGCGAAGCACGGACGGCTGACCATCGGTGCGCAGCATGTACGCGCGTTCCAGATCGCCAAACATGATCGGAGTCTGATTCGCGCTGAACGCGCCAGCGGTCGGAGACGGCATCGACTGGTTCAGAACGATGTCGTAACCGAGCAGCTTGTCGAAGGGACGGTCGGCACTCGGATCGGGTGTGAAATAGGGGCGACCGAAGCCGTCCTTCAGGCCGATGAGGTACGCGCGGGTCGTCGAACTCATCACCCATGCAGCCTTCGGTGTGCTGTATGCCGGATCGACGCTGGAGAACAGCGCGGTCAGATCATCCCAGCCGATGCCAGCAGCGATGGTGCCAGTGGTCTGCCCCACGACTGCCGAGTTGAGCAGTCCGCCCGTGGGCTGGTTCGGCAGAGTCGTGCCAGCGGAGTCGGTGCCCAGCGTGACGGCCTTCTCCAGACCGCGAGCGTAACGGATGCTGAACTTGTCGCGCAGGAAGGAGTCGAGCGAGAAGGAACTGTCTTCGAGTTCCTGGAAGGAAACCTTGACCAGTCCACCGGTCACGGTGTCAACGCCGAGAATCTGCGAAGCGAAGGCCGGATCGGTCTCAGCCGGGGAGCTGGAACCTTCCGTGCCCAGCAGCGTCAGACCGTTGGTCGTGTCGTTGTCATACGACACTTTCATCGGGACGCCTTTGTTATCGGTGACCTTCTTGTACACGCGGTCAGCGATGGGACCGTAGAACTTCAGCGCGTCCACCAGGACACCGGAGAACATCTGCGGGATCAGAGCGCCGCCCGTTGCGTCTGACGTGGTGAGCAGGTCGCGGTACTCCTCGCCGATCCTGCCGGTCAGAGCGTAGGAGCGGAACGCAGCGTTGATCCGGCTTCGCGTTTCGTCGGTGTTGGCCTTAGCGCCGTTACCAGCGCCGGGGCGTGGGGACTTACTGAAGCTACGCGCCTCGGCGTCGCGCGACTCGAATGCATCCATCCGCTGGGCGTCTGCCTCCAGCGCGTCAACGTCCTTCTGGATTTTGTCGAACTTGGTACGGGATTCCGTGGTGAAACCAGCGAGCGCAATCTGGCGCTGCTCCATCAGCAGGCCGGAGATTTTCGCCCGAATTTCTTTCGAGGTCATGTTGTCCTTTGCCGGTGAGCATCACCAGCCGTTAGGCACACGTGTGCGACTGCCTGGCGTAATTGCCATAGCCGCCGTGCGTCGAGTTGGTAGGGTGGTGCGACCCTTGCGCGCAGCGTGATTGCTGCCGGATCGCCGGGGAGGTGGGAGCTTAGAGGTTCGCCTGAATGTTGGCGAAGTGCTGATTCAGGCGCAATGCGTCCGCTCTCTGCTCATCCTGCATAGGACAAGAGGCAGCACGACACGCGCGGCTATCGCACCTCACGCTGTAACACGAGGCGCAGTCTCGGAGTTGCCGACACGCGCGACAGTCGCAGGAGCACGTTTCGTAACCGTCCTCGTCTTCCTCGTCGTCGTCAGGATCGAGGTCGCCTTCGAGGTCGTCCTGGTTTGGATCGTCCTCGTCGTCATCGTCACGCTTGACCATCTGCGCTGCACGTGACCGCGTGGTGACGCTGGTCTCCTGGTACGCAGGAAACGAAGTTAAACTCAGCTCGAACAAATCGACATCGAGAAGGGTGCGGATCGCCTTGCCGTCTGCCGTTACACTCCAGCGGTCGTCAACGGCATTGAAGCCGAAAGAGCAGCCGGTGAGGTTGCGGAGTCGAACGTTCTCTGCGGTGTCGTCACCTGTGGCCGTCTTCGGAAGAGTGCAGACGAATCGCAGGCCGGTACCGTCAACGCTGAGGGTCAACGTCTGCGCCGTGGTCCTGCCCAGCAATAACTCCTGCTTGTGATCGCGGAGCATGAGCACGTCAGGCGATTCGCGCAGCGTCCGCGTCAGCATCTGCGGATCGCAGACTTCCACGAAACCACCGAGGTCAACGCTGGGTGAGTTCCACACAATCGCGTAGCCGCTGACTTGCTTGCCGCCATCGGGGAGGGTGCGGACCTCGAACGGTTTTGTAACAACGTGTGATCGAATTTCTTTTGTCATTGCTTATCCTGGTCGGGCAGTGGGCGCATCTCGGAGGGCAGCGCGTCGCGTGCGATTAGCGCGGTTTCGAGCGACGGGTAAGAACCGAAAGGGACCAGATGACCTCGGCCCGTGCGGACGTGCCGCAGCACCTGGTACCTGTTGCTCTGTGTGCCCGCGAAGATCACGCGGTCGTAAGGATTCACTTCGCGCGTCTCGCGTCGGGCGAGCGCAGGGCTTACAGCGGTCTCCCGCTCGATTGCTTGTCTATTCATGGGTGATTCAGGTAGGTTCCGGTCATCTGTTACAGCCGGTAACCTTAAAACTTTCATTTCGCGGGTGCGTATCGAAAACTGGCGCGCGTTCCGGAAGGATCGAAACGGCTGGGTTCCAAAGGGGGCATATCCCCTTCCCCGGTGTTGTGTGCCGCAACGGTTCGCAGGTGGGTGAGCGACGCATCAGTAAACCAGCCCTGAAGGTTTACCCATCGCACTCGCGTGAGTGCGGTGAACAGATCAACGTGCGCCAATGCTCACCCTTGTCTGCCGGAGGCAGTTCGGTGCCGGTGCAGCACCTGGTGTCTGGGAATGCACCCCGCTCCGTATTCGCTCCTTCCTCACGGGTCTGGTTGAGAAGGAGACGAAACTGATGTGTGACCGGGAGCAGGGCGCGACAAAGGATGTAAACGCGCCCGCTCTACCGATCCGGCTGACCCTACCAGGTTGCCGCATGTCGAATCTTTGGGGCGAGGGAGCCTGCCGATCAAGGAGACTCGAACTCTCGCCCTGTTTACCGAATCGCGGTCGTTCGGGCATCACCCCACGCACCCATTCGGTCTGTATCCACAGCACGCGTTCGCGGAGGAGTGATTCTCCCAACGCATCTGCTCCTTCGCCGATCCGTTCGGCGATCTGGTGCAGGTGTTCAATCTTTGCCGGTCGCGGTCGCTGGTCTCCACCACTAACCCCCCGGCTCTGTGTCCACAGCAATCGCGTCGCCGGGGAAAGGAGACCCGCACGCGTCTGCCACCGCGAATGTCTCAAACACGGTGACAGGAGATCAATCTCGTTTTACTTCGCCTTGCCGGAGCCGTAGGCGCGCCGGGTACGCCGTTGCGCGTATGCACTCACGTCTGAAATCCAGAACCTTGTCGCCGTGGGTGTTACTTTGACGGTCGCAAGGTCGCCGGACGCCACAAGGGTCCAGATAGTGCGCGTCGATACGCCAAGTATCTCCGCTACCTGCTTCGCGTTGATCAGCCATGCGGTGACCGGTGTGGTCGGCGCGGGCTGCATGTGTGCTGGTGCCAATTCCATTTGCAGTGTTCTCCTGAAGGCCCGCTGTGGGGCTGATGTGGTGCGCCGTATAGCGCGGGTGTTGTAGTCGTGTTCAGGGAAGGAGGCCGATGGCTCTCAACTTCCCCCTCATACTCATAGTCCGTTTTTCCCGCAAAAAAATGTCCGGCGGTCGAAGAAAATCTTCAGCCGGACGCGCCGGGGAACTTCTTCCCTCATACTCATAGATCGAAAAAGCGGGAAGAACCGAAGACTAGTCCGAAAGATTTTTGGCATCACGGTGTTCCGGGGTGTGTCCCGGTGAATATCCCCCTCACACTCATAGATCAAAATTCCCGCAAAAAAAAGGTCTACCGCGCAAACTATTTTTTTGGGTGCTGCATAGTGTGCAGTCGAGCCGCTGCATAGTGTGCAGTTGAGGGCCACTGCACAGTGTGCAGCCGCGCCCCCGGCTGCGGCGCGGGCGAAACGCGGCAATCCTTTCAGTCTGTCTTTTCTGCCTTCTGTTGGTCTACTCGTTCGCTAAGGCTTTGTCTGAAAGTTGCCGTCTGTCGCGCCGATTGGCGGACGGTCTCTAAAGAGCCTGTCTGAAGAGGTTGTCTGGAGAGCGTATATACGGAGGTATAAAGAGTACCTTCCGTGTACACGGGTGGCGCGATCTCGGTTCACCCTTCCGCGCCGACCGGGTCCGCCGATTCCGCCGCCGCCGCTTTGGACGCTGCCGCCGCTTCCATGTCTGCCTGAATCCGTCCCAGCCGTCGCCGGATGTGGTACAGGCTGGTGTGTGCCGCCTTCTTGTGGTCGGGGTGCTTCAGCGCGAAGTTCACCACGTTGACGGCTGCGATCTTAGACCCTGTCTCGTCAATCAGCCGCTGCGCCGCCGCTTCCTGGTGACTCTTCCATCTCTTCGGGGACCGTTTATAGCGGTTCCCAACCCCTCTCCTGAGCAGTACTCCGCTGTGCTTCATCGCCAGGTCTTTGGCTTCCTCACCGGGTGCAGATCGCCTCGCGCGGTCGATGGGCAGCTTGTCGAGATTGACCGACAGACCGAGGGGAGCGTACATCGTCCGCGTCTTCCGGTGATTCGTCGGATTAAACTCCCAGGGCTGCTCGACGATGAGCCAACCCAGTTCCTTCAGACGTTTGATCGACCTTGCAATCGTGCGCCGGTCGCATCCCAGCCGCGCGCCCAGGGTCTCCTGAGTGTCACGTATGAAGTGATCCTCGGACTGCCGCAGGAGCAGGTACGTCACCAGCGCCACATCTGTGGGAGTGATCTTCTTCGGCTTGTTCTCGCTGAAGTAGAGGTTGTGCAGCCGCTGAATGATGGCAGGGGAAGTGCTCATTGTGTCCTAGTCTCTTCGAGTCTCATGATTCATGTTGACCACTTTCGTGGGATGGGCAGCGCCGCGCGATCCGTGGGAATTTAGCTGGCAGTAGCTTGCTCTCTCCCTGAGTTGAGCGATAGAGGGCATCCGGATCACTTCGGGTGCCTTCACCATTTCAGCCGAATATCGCGTTGACCTTGTCCTGCATCGCCGTTGCCGCCGCTGGTCGCATGTAGCGGAGAGTGGACTCGAAGTCTGAATGCCCCATCAACCTCTGACACGTCGAAGGGTCCACGCCGTTGCGCAGGAGCATGGTGCAGAACGTTCGCCGGAATTTGTGTAGCTCGAACTGCTCACACTCCGCGAGCGATCCTTCCCGCTGACAGCCTTCACACCGGCCACAATTCAAACCGCTGTTACGCGCAAGAGCTTTCAGCTTGCGCAGAAGATGGCCTTCGGGCTGGTCCTTGCCGTTGCCGATGATGAGCAGTGTATCCGGGTTCGCCTTGCGCCGCGCCTTGAGCCGCTCCAGGAGCGCCGCTGGGATGGGAACGTCGCGCTGCTCGCTGTCCTTCACCGCGAACTTGTATTCCTTGCGGACCTTCCCCTGCACCCTGAACACTGAGTGCTCCCAGTCGATGTCCGCCCATTCCGCGTGTGTCGCCTCGCGTTCACGCAGTCCCAGCATCCAGAGCAGGTCCAGTGCAATGCGCATATCGTCGTCAGCCGCTGCGCGTAGATCATCAATCTGGGTCTGCTCATAAACCGTTGGGAGGGTCTTCTCGTACTTCGGAGCCGGTGGCATGAAAGAGGTATCGACCTTGCAGAACTTGAGCCAGGCGAGCACCCGCGCGTGCTTGTCGGCAATGGTCCTCTCGCTGTTTCGCTCGCGGAGCCATTTGTGAAAGGCGAGGATGTGCTCGCGGGTGATGCGTTTAGTGTGGACCACGGTCGCTAGTTTGGCCGGTGTGTTGGCGCAGAAGAATTTGAACTCACTGAGGACGTGGGCTGCCTTCTCCCGCATCTCCGTTTTCTTCCGCTGTTCCAGATCGCGGAGGTACGCGTCGATAGCGCCCTGAATGTAGTGAAGGGGATCGGCCTTCTGCACCTTCTTCGTCTGCGCCTCTTTGCGAGCGCGTTGTAACGCCCACTGCGCCTCTGCGGGGTGTGTGGCGTCGAGGGGTGTGTAAACCATCTTCCCGCCGCTGTAGCTGCGCAATTCGTATTTGCCTTCGGGGTATTCCACTTCTTTGCCGCCGTCGAGAACCCAGCCATGCCGGGGCAGCGTCTTGCCGTGCTGCTGATGAAAGAGGACAGGGAAGTGACGCCACCCGCGCGGCGTCTTCGCACGCCAACAGAGAACCACCTTATGAGCCATCTGCGACCTCGAAAAGTGTGCAGTCCGGATTCGACCTTAACAAAGTCCTGAACACGTCAAATTATGGTCGCAAACCACTGATTCAAAAGCAATGGCGAAAAGGGGTATACTCCCTCCCTCTCCGCCAGCATCCCGAATAAGTCCGGTAATTCCATTCATATAGTAAAGAATCATCGGCCAATCAGCGGCCAAAGCCGACGATCGGGACGGATCATTCCAGGGGCAAGACCGGCCGTTCCAAAGGCGCGCCTCCGGATGATCAGGAGATCAGGGGCGAAAGCCGTCTGGTCCCTTGGACCACGAATTGAATCTGCCATTCTGCGGTCTGGCCAACGCCAAGCTCGACGGCTGAACCAAGCTGTTGCGCCTCGGCGAGGGTGTTGCACGCCGATGTCGTCGGCTCCAGCGCGATGGCGTATTGTCGCGGGCCGTCGCTCGGATCAGGCCATCCACCATAACAAATCCAGAGGCCGAGATGAGGCAGGCGAGCCGTATCGAAGGAGACTTCGAGCATCTCGCCGGTGGCACGGCGCCAGATTC